CGCCAGACCCCGGCGGTGCGGACGTCGACGGCGGCCGCGGCTTCTTGCGGAACGGCGCCACCCGCTGCGCAAAAGTGAGCGCGAGCGCGTCGGCGTCGTCGGGCGATGCGACGCCGCGCTTCGCCATGTTCTGTTTACTCTCGATCACCAGGCGATTCGCGCGATCGATGTGATAGCCCGGGCCGGTGAGCTGGGCCTCCAACTGCGGATCGTCCGGAATTGCGCCGGTGAGCAACCAGTCTTTGAGGCGCGACCACATCACGGCGCGCATGTTGAGCACGTGCGGGTCGGGCGAGGCGCCGCCGAAATTCACCTCGATGACGTTTTTGTGCCCGAGCACGCGCAGCCGCTCGACGATCGGGGAGCCGAACGCCGAATCGATAAACATCGCTATCGGCCGGTGCGACTCGCGCGGATCGGCGAGCACGTCGGCCAAGCGTGCGACGATGACGTTGCGATCGCGCGACTGTTCGCCGGTCAACCGGATCCGCGGCAGCGCGCGGGCATCCTTGCCGCGGCGGAAGGCGCAGACGGTCCAGGCGGATCCGCCGCCGGAGACGTCGACGCCGGCGATCAGCGGGTCATCCTCGAGTGTCTCGACTGGGCGCTTTTGGGCCGCGTTCACGCGGTCCTGATCGATGTACTGGAGCTCGCTCGCCCGCGGCGGCAGGCCGCGGACGCGGACCCGGAAGAAATCGGAGTCCTCGCCGTAATCCTCGAGCCATTCTTTGATCTGGTCGGGATTGGTGAGCGCGCTCGCGCGGCTGTCGATCGAGCGGTGCAGCCAGCGGTGCTGCTCGCTGCCGCACGTGATGCGGTAGAACTTGCCGGAATTCCGCGTCAGATTGCCGAACGCGAAAATCATCGGCTCGCCATCGGTGAGGCCGCCCTCGGCGACCTCGAAAATCTTGTCCGGGATCGCGCTCGCCTCGTCGAAGATGTAGAACGACGTCGACGTTTTGGCGTGTTGGCCGGCGAAGGCCTCGGAATTTTCCTCGCGGCAGGTCTGCGCCGTGCAAAACCATTGCTGCGGCCGGAAGCGATGCCGCATCGCGTTCGACGTCACGCGGAAGCTCGAGCCGAACTCGCACAGCGCGGTCCATTTCTGAATCGCGGCCCAGGTCTTGGTCTCGAGCTGGGGAACCGTGTTCGCGGTGACTGTGCCCTGCGCGTCGCCGCGCGTGCACATGATCCAGTCGACCAGCCAGGCGACAAAGGTCGATTTTCCGATGCCGTGGCCGCTCGCGACCGCCAGGCGGATCGGCCGCACGGCGTGCACGCCATCGAAGCGACGCGCCTTGACCTCTGCGCCGATGCGCCGCAGTTCGTCGGCCTGCCACTCATCGGGCCCGTCGAAGGCTTCAAGCGACGTGCTGGGCGCCCGCCACGGGTAGGACGTGCGCACGAAGCCGAGCGGGTCGTCAAAAAACTCGATCGCGATGTCGCTGATCAGACCCTGGTCGAGATTGGCTTGCAAGCTAGGGGATCAGTCCGCTCTGCGGTTTCGGAGCGTTGGCCGGCGCCGGCGTGGCCGACGTGGTCAAGGTCGCGCTGATCGTGATCGTGACGGTCGGCGCGGGGAGCTGATCGATCAATTGGGTCAGTTGCTGAAGCAGGGGATTCATAACTTTACAGTATCGACGTTCGCCCCTTCGTCGTAGCGGGCGAGGCGGTGCATTTCGGCGAGCATCGCCCGTATAAACTCGATGTCGGCCTCCTGGCGCGCGATGAGGCGGCGCAGGAGGGCGACGTGCGGCGGCTCCGCGGGCACAGGCGCGGGCGCCGGTTCGGGGGCGCCGTCATCACTCATGCGGGCGAGCTCAGCCGCCTCGGGATCCGCGGGCATACGCCGTTTAGGATAGCGACTCGACCGGCTCGACCTTCGTGAGCTTCGACCAGGTGTACTGCTCGAGGCCCTTGATCGTGTGGGTCTTGAGCTCAAGCTCTTTGTGCAGCCGGCCGATCTCTTCGCTCGCCATCGCGACGGCCTGGCCGCGGCGGGAGATCTCGATGGCCTGCACCTGCACAATGTCGCTCTGGTGCTGGAGCGCGTTGCACGCCTCATCGAGGCTTCTCTCCTGGCGCATGACGTGCTCCGCGAGGTATTGGATCGTATTGCTCGCTTCGGCGTTTTGCCGCTCGAGCTGGGCGATCCGGTACTGCAGCTCGGCGATCTCGCATTCCAGCGCTTTCGCTTTCGTGACGCGAACGGGCGCGGTTTTCGTGGGTGTCTTCAAAGCCTTCTCCTTTGAATCCTAGTGCGGCGCCGGCGGGGCTGGTACCTTCGGCCGACGCGGGTGGATAGCGTGCGTCACGGTGTGTCGGATCGACACGCCGGCGCGTTTGATGGCTTTCCCGGCAGCGTGCGCGCTGTCGGAGTCGGCGATGTAAAAGGCCGAGCTGAGCAGCCCGAGCCAGAGAGTAGCGTGTGCCAAGGGAAAACCCGGGGCCGGGCGCCGCGGACTTACTAGCGGCCGCGCGGTCTCTTTGTGAGTTGCCCTGTCTCTCAGGGCGCCCGGCAGTCTTGATTGTGGGTTTAGAGCATAGCGCAGCGAGCAGTGAACACGCGAGCGAAAAGGCGGCGACCGCGAGGAGTACGCGGAGAATCAGCCAGGCCCAGGCCTGGACTACCGGAGGCATGCGCCGCCGTTCGCTGCCAGAAATACCCGGATCACATCCAGAATGGTCGGCGTCCCGGTGGTCGCAGCGAGTGCCGCCTGGACCTCGAGCCCGATGTCGGTGGCGTCAATCTTTCCGTCGCCGTTGATATCGCAATTCGAGGCGACGCCGGCGGATACGGTTTCGGCCGCGCCGGCGGGGGTCGCGCCGAGTGTCGCCGTCAACGCTTCGGTCGGCGGCGTGGCGGGCTGCGTGTATTTGATCGTGGCGATCGGGCCGTCCGGAATCGCCGTCGCATTCAGACCGCTGAGCAGGCAGCGCGTGGGCGCCGCATTGCATGTCGCAGTCTTGCCAGTGACCAGTGAGGCCACCGCGGCGCCGGCCGGAACGCCGGCCATATCCCACTGCACGCCGGCCGGTCCGCCGCCGGAGACCAGGCTGATCGTGAGCGTCACGACCTGGCCGGCGGGCGCCAGGCCTGGCGACGCGCTGAGGCTGAGCGATTGCGCGAAGGCGCCGATCGGAAGCGCGAGTGCGAGGAGTAGTTTCATTCCTTGTCCTGAGTGCGGTCTTTGGTGCGGCCGGGATGGCCATCGCTATTACGCCAGTGCTGCAGCGTTTTGTACGCGCTGTCGATCGTTAAGTACAACGCGCCCCACGGCGATTTCCACGCGCCGGGTTGCAGTCGCGGCTCGGGCGCCCAGCCGGCGGCCTCGAGCTCGGAGGTCTTTTGCTCGTTCGTGGGATCGGGTGCCATGGTCTGACGATACCTGACGATTCTTACTTAGGGGCCGCCGCCGGCGCCGCTTCGGCTCGCGCGGCCTCGGCGTCGCGGTGCTTTTGCAGTCGCTGGCGCATCTGGGCCAGGCGCTCGGCGAGCAGCACGCCGCCGGTGTCGGTGGTTTCGATGCGGTCCTTCTGGCCGAGGTGTTGCTTGCCGCACCAGATCAGCATCGTGCGATCGCCGGCGAGCGCGCGCTGCATCTGCGCCCGGCGGAGGGAGACGCGGCCTTTGTGCTGCCCGCGCTCGAGGATCTCGCGGATCTCCGCACTGCGCGCTTTGCGGCGGTTGAACGTCTCGCGCGACATGCCGAACCAGGCGGCGATCTCTTCCTCGGTCGAAAACATCCCCGCGAGCTTCTCGAGCTCCTCGAGGTTAATCGGCTTTGCTTTGGCCATGCAAATCGCGCACGAAGGCGAGCCAGGCATCGTTCGAGCGCAGCAGCTCGCCGAGCTGGATCCGCGCGATCTGCCGCCGCAGCCCGAGATATGGATCGGCCGGCGCCGGCGTCATTCCGAGCCGCGGGGCTCGCTTGAAAGCGCCGCGCTCGGCGGCGGCGTGGAGCGCGCCGCGGCGCGACGGGCGTCTCACGTCAATGGCTCAATCGTGAGGCGCAGCCGGCAGCCGCCGAGCAGGTCCTGAGGGAATTGCGATCGCAGCACCGCCAGCGCCGCGTCAATCGGCACGCATTCGGCGCCGTCGATCCACCGCGCGATCGCGCCCGCATCGAGCGCGATCGTGGCCTCGGGGTACTCGATGCCGATCGCGTGGGCGGGCGGCGCCTCGGTTTGCAGGGGCTGGTCGCCGGCGACCTTCTTCGTCGAAAACTTCCCGTCCGGATCCCGCGGCTGCTCGGCCGGCTCCTTGCGATCGAGCTCGGTCGGATCGAAGCCGGTAAGCGTCAGATCGAACTGGAAGCCCTTGAGGTCGCCGAGCTCGGCGCCGAGCAGCGTGAGATCCCAGCTCGCCTCCTCATTGGTGCGATTGTCGGCCAGCCGGTAGGCTTTTACCTGCGCCGGTGACAGGCTGCTCGCTACGTGAACCGGGACGGCCTCGAGGCCGAGCCGGCGCGCGGCGAGGAGCCGCGTGTGGCCGGCAATGATCACGCCGTCACGGTCCACGACGATCGGCTGGCGGAAACCAAACTCACGAATCGACGCGGCGACTTTGTCGACGGCCTTGTCCGTGATCTTACGCGCATTGCGCGCGTAGGGTTTCGGCCGTTCGATCGGCCAGAGCTCAATGATGAGTGCGCTCGCTGGTGTCACTTGCTACCCTGTGGGGAGTCCATAGACCAACGCTGATGATCGCCTCGCTGCGAGGTGGCCGCGGGCCTGGGAAACTTCATCGGTTCCACCCGGGCCCGTTCAATTCCGAGTC